GGTCACATAGCTGGCCAACTCGTTTCCGGGCTTCTGCCAGTCGCTGTGTCCGGCAAGCTCCTGCATACGACTGCGCACCTGAGTGTCAGAGCCGGAAGCAAATGCATCATTGAGCAGCGTGCCCTTGCCGTCCCAGCCGTCGCCGTAGTCCCACTCGGTCACTTCCCAGTAGGCTTCGTTTTCGTCCTTGCCGCCATAGTCCTGCATGATCTCCATGGCCTCTGCACTGCTGATGTTGCCGTCCGCATGCTCTTCCCGGAGATCTTCGTAGGCATAGCCGTTCAGACGTTCAAACTCCCACTTGTCGACGGTAGCTTTCGCCTTGTCGCTTTCTACGCCGCCATACTGCACGCGATCGGATACTGCGTCGTCATAGCTGATCTCGCCTTCAAGGTAGCGTTCGCGCATGTCGGAATAGCTGCTGCCGTCGTTGTCGATTGCGTACTGCCACTCCAGCACCTTGTCGGATGCATCGTCCCGCTTCATCCCCGCATACCCGGTCAGCAGCTCGATTGCCTCGTCAGCACCGATCTCGCCAGCGGTGAATCCGTCCTTTATTCGGGCGCGCAGCAGGCTGTCTACGGCCTTGTCGTCCTTGGCACCGTTGTAGATGATCAGGTGTTCACGCAGGTCTTCGGCCTCGGCATAATCGCCGCCACGGATCGCGTCATACATCCTGTCAGCGTTGTTCTTCTTGCTGTCGGTAAGATTAAACCACTTGCCAATCGGCGTCGCGTCGATCATACCTGTGCGCAGCGCATTCTCCAGCCAGCCCGGGCGGGCCTCGCTCTGCGGCACAGCGCCGGCAGTGTTGAAAGCCGCCTCAACTTCGCGCCAGATATTCTTTCCCGGCAGGCCGGTCATTATGCTCAACAGCTCCACAAGGCTCTTTACCTTGTCTATCGGTGCCTTCTCATCTCTCAGAATGACCTCTCCGGCAGCAAGTATATCGTTTATTATGCCCATGTCCGCGCGTTCAACTTCATAACCCTGAAGCTTGGAATATATGTCGCGTACGATCGGCATGTAGTTGAACGGTACCACGTCGTTGATCAGGCCTTCGGCAGCGTTCTTCACATATCTCTCAAGATACGTCGCTTCCTCGTCGTCATCGTCTCTGGCTGCAGTCACCGTCGCCTTGGCAAGGTTGGTCAGTATCGTGCTCACCAGCACGCTGGCAATGATGCCGCCCGCCTTGAAACCCTTCTTGTTCTTGAAGGCCTCAATACCTGCGTCGTACAGCATGTTCCACGTTACCGTAGGCTCGCTCATAAACGACGTCGCCATCTTCCAGAATTGGTTCTTGTTGCGCATCAGCTGGCTGCGCGTCATTACGCTGTCGTATACCTGCGTAAGCCTGACAACCTCGTCGAATCTCTCGCCGGCCAGTTCCTTCAGCTCCGGACTGTTGATATCGACCTTGTACTTGTCCGCCTGCTCGCGCTTAACTGCCTTCCAAATGGCAGACCATGCGATCTTGTCCGCATATTCCGCGCCCAGTCCAGCCCAGTCTGAAACAGTATCCAGTCCGGTTTTGATTCTGTGGTTCTGCCAGTCCTTAGGCTTGCCGTTCAGCCAGTCCGTGGCGCCACGGCCCACGCCGCTGTCGAAACCGCCTATATCCTTTATGACTGCCGTGCCGGCATAGTCCATGGCCTCCTTAAAGCCGCCCTTTGCCTTCTGGCCCACAAAGTATTTGGGGTTGATCTGCGACATGGCGCGTATCAGCGCCGTCGGCTGCTGCACCACAACAGACATGCTGCCCAGCACAGCCTGCTTTTTGTGCGCACTTATTGCCCAGTTGATAAGTCCTGAATCCCTGTCAGGATTCACTCCGCCGTACAGGTCACGCATGTGCTGCTCGATGTATGCCGGTATCTCGTCGCCGAATGCGTTGCGCAGCAGGTTCTTCACGCTGTTGCTGTCGTCCAGCTTGAAGTCGTACACCCTCATCATCTGATCCTGGGCCACCGCGAATGCGTTGTACATGATCATCGCGTTCACATGGTCTGCCACAGTCGCACTGAAGTCGGTAATGACCACAGGAGTCTTTGCGTTTCTCACCACAGACTTGGTAAAGCCCATGTTCTTGATAAGCGCGTTCTCAACCTTGCCCAGCTCAGTGCGTCTGAAGTCGCCGCTTGTCTTGTAGGGGTAGTAATAACCCTCGCCGAACTTCTTGTATCCGGCAAGCTCCATGCTGGTCTCGTTGCCCAACGCCGCCATGTCCCGGCTTATGTAGCCGACCATCGCGTCCGCGTACTGCTTCTGCTGGTCCGTCAGCCACTTGTCGATCTGCTGGATATCCCTCTGGGATATCTTCGTAGGTGTGACGTTGATCTCCTGTCCCTTCGCTCCCAGCTTCCGCGCCGGCTTTTCCAGTATCACGCCGCCGTCACGCAGATGCGCTGCCCGCTGCACCGTGTTCAGCCGCTCGCGCTTGGCCGATGCCCATATACCCAGCGCCTGCTCTCGGGTGAGCTCCAGCCTGTCGCCGATCTCGGTCTCCAGCTTCAGTATGTCGCCGCGCTTGGTTGCCCACTTGTCGTGCTCATACTTCCTGCGGATCTCATCAAGCCGCTTTGCAGCCTTGTTCATGTTCACGCCGTACCGGCCCTCTGCCTTCAGAAGGTCTTTTCCCAGCTTGCCCATTGCGCCGCCCAGGTGCTTGTAGAAATACGGCGGAATCACATTCGCATGCCCCATGTGCTTCAGCGCCTTTACCAATGCATTGCCGGTTATGGCGTTTTCCTTCCGGCCCTTCATGGTCATGGTCTGCTGCCATATCTGTTCTGCATAACCTTCGGTTATCTTCCTGCGGCTCTGTGCGAACTCGTCGTTCTGATCCCGGACCAGGTGTTCAAAGTGCTCGATCACCATCGAAAGCTGCGTAAGCTCGGCATTGTTGAAGTCAGCTATCTTCCTGTCCTTCATCAGGTCAGCCAGCTGCCGCAGTCTGTCTGCAGTGTCCTCGTCATACCTGCTGGCCAGGTCCGCATTGTCCTCGTCGCCACGCATGGCCTCGTATTCACGCTGCGCTCTGTACAGCCGCTCGCGGTCTGCCTTCGCGCCGCCGAACGCCGCCTCACTGCCGGTGAAGATCTCCATCATGTCCAGCATCGCGCCGCGCAGGCCCTCGGGTATATGCTCCTTGTCCGTCGGCTGTCTCAGCATGCGGTCAATCCGCTTCGCTCGGCGCTGTATGTTCTTCCTGATAGAAGTGTTCCGCTGTTTTTCACGCACCTTCGCAATGCCCTCGCGCCGCTTCTCGGCCTCCATGTCGCGGATCTTCCGCTCCTCACGCGCCACCAGATTGCGAATCACGTCTGCATTCTCCAGATTCAGCAGCCCTTCGTCCATCCGGGCCACCTGTTCCTGCAGTATCTTTATCCGGTTCTGCGCCTTCTTGAGTCGCTCAGTCTCCTCAGGTGTCCTCTTGCGCATTACGAGCTTCCTTTTGCCGTCGGAAAGTGTTTTCTCTTCAAACATAAGCTCGCGCACGGTCTGCCGGCTGCCCTCGATCGCGTCCAGCACCATATCCAGCTCGTTCAGCTGCCCCTTGTACCCGCGCAGCCATGCAACCTCTTCCGAGTTCGTAGCATCCGCCTCAAGCATGTTCGCCAGCACAAAGCGTGTGCTGATAGCCTCTTCGCGGGTCTGATGCTGGATATCGGGGTCATCAGGATCAAACGTACCGATGTTGTCGGTGGCACTCTTTACCTGATTGGAGCTGCGCACTACTACGCTTATGCCACGGCTCTTTACATCGTCTCCGTAACCACCCACAGCTCCCTCATCAAGGATTATGGCATCATAATCATACTCATTATCCTCGATGAACTCCACCAGATCTATACCATCGGTCCAGTCCGGGAGCCCCTTGTCGCTCAGCGGAGTGCGGCTGTAGTTGTCGTAAAACTCCTCTTGCCATATTCTGCGTATCTTCGGATCACGGGTGTCAAACGGCTTCTTCACATTCAGATACACTGCATAAGTCATCGGATTGGTAGCATCGTTATATCGCCCACGAATGCTGCTGGCGCTCGGGTTGTGATATACATCTGCATAATCACGGTTGTCAGTAAAATACTGCCAATCCTTGAATACAGTGAAGCCGCCGTATGGCGTGCCGTGATACATCACCTTCGGGCTTCCGTCCTCGTTGACGATCTTGCTGCCCTTGAACCAGCGCTGAAACTCCGGTGTGTCCGTCTGATCGCGAGCCTGCTTCTGGATGTTGGGGTTGACATTCTGCTGATTCGGACGTATACTATATATATCGCTGATGGATTGGGCATCCGCTTTTATGGATTGACCCATAATGCCATCAGTGATATTTTTTATGTGAGTAATATCATAAAAAACATCACCACGTGCAATACGCTTTATTTTTACTTCGCCTTCAAAGACAATCACGTCTTTGGAGGCATTGTCATATACAGCAAATCTAGTCAACCAAGTGTTCCATCCACGCACAGCATCTTTATGTCTTCCATCGTCAGGATTCCATCTTACAAACTCGCTCGCTTTCAGCAGATTATCCAGTTCTGTCGCTGCCAGCATCTTCGATGTATATGCTTCTGTCGTAATTGTAGCTGCCGGATTCGTATATTCGTTTATCGATTCAGAACGTATAAATGCCTTCTTCGTCTTGCCCAATGGCAATACAACACCTCTGAATCGTTCACGCATATAGATTCTGGTTCTTCTTGACAGACTATCTTCTGCAGTGGTGTTCTCAGTACCAATATCCGTCGCAGCTATAGCCACATATGTGGTTCCATCCGGAAGCATTCTGGCCTGAAACTGTACATCATCCACAAACTGCCGTCCCTCGGCCTGTTCCATTGCAGCAGCGTCGTACTCCGCTGCGCCCGGCAGGCTGGCTTTGTACTTGATGTACTCCGCGTCCGGCGCATAGTGTACGCCCATGCCTCCGCCCAGCGAGTCGTAACCGTTGGTGAGCATGTCGTCCAGTGCAAGCTCTATACGCTTCACGATGGCCGTATCCGGCAGCATGTTTTCTTCACCGCTTGCCCGAAGCTCATTTTCAAGCATATCGAGCGTCTCGCTCAGCTGCTCCCATGTATAGCCCCGGTCCTTCAGTTCCGCTATCTGATCTGTGGTCTCGCGCTGCTGTCCGGTCATGCTCTGCGCATAGCCTTCCTCGTCCCGGATCATCATCCTTTCACCGCGTGTGCTGTCTCTTACGTCGCTGCGCAGTATCTGCAGTGCAGGATACATGTACGCCCTCGCGCCCCGGTATTCATTCATGAACGCCTTTACGCTGCGTTCGCCTACATTCTCCCATGTGCGGTTGTCAATGTGCGTTTCTGCAGACTGTGCAGGTTCGTTATACAGGCCAACCGCCTCTCCGGAAGTGGCTTCTTCTACTTCGACACCCATTTCTTCGGAATCGGTGAGCTTCCCCATCTCCCGTCCGCTCACCTCGGCGGTCTGCATGACGCCCTTCGTCCACAGATCCACCATCTTCTGGTAGCGCTCGACATCCTTTATCACCAGCTGCGCTTCGGTGCTCAGCTGACGGCCCTTGAATGCGGCCTTGATGGCTTCCTTCAGCTTGGTGAGCAGCTCGCCCACCTTCTGGAAGATGGTCTTTGCCGCCTCGGGATGGGCCTCTGCAAGGCGCTGTGCCGCGTCGGAATCTTCGATCATGCGCTCACAGGCATCGGCCACCAGCTCGTCCACCGCTGCATCGCGGGTGGTAAGGCTACTGTCTGCTGCCATCTTGCGGTCGATCAGATCCTCGATGGTCACACCCTTTGCATCGCCCAAAATGTCGGTCACGGTGTCGCGCAGCTCGGCGTAGATCTCCGGGCTGTTGCGCTGGATCGCATGCGTGACCTCATGGCTCAACGTCCGCAGCAGCGCCGTCTTGCTGGGGCTGTCGCCCTTGTAATAGCGTCCGGCATTGACGTCAATGTAGATGGTGTTGGTGCGCCTGTTGTAGCTGCCGTTCTCGCGGGTGTATCTGCCGCTCTCGTCGGCCTGACTTTCGAAGAACACCACGTCTATGCCCATGCTGCCGGTGATGGCGCTGGTCATGTCGATCTGCGCCTTCTGGGTGTCGTCCAGCGCATCCACGACCACGCTGTCGTCGAAGGAGGCCTTGCCGCCCTTCCAGGCATTGCCCATGTTGGCCTTGGCCTGTTCTGCTGCCTTGGTGATCGCCGCAATCTGGGTGCTCTTCCGGGCTTCTGCGCCCAGCTTATAAGCCGCGCTTACCTGTTCGTCGGTCAGTGCGCCGGTCAGACTGGAGGCACGCACGCTGGCTTCCTTGAAGCCCGCTCTGGCCATGTCGTATGCCTGCGAGTATCCGTTGGCCACGCGCTCAATGCTGCCCATCTGATCGGGCTGAATGCTCATACGGAAGGTGTTCGCCAGCTCCGGGGTGGCCATGTCCGCCGCATAGCTGTATACCTCGGAGGTCTTGCTGTCGAAGGTCACATCTTCCATGTTCGCTTCGGCCAGAGTGCCGTCGACCTTCTTGATGTTCAGCTTTGCGTCGCTGCCCTTTTCTGCGGTTTTCACGAAGCCCTGCACGGTGACGCTCTCGCCGCCCACACTGGCCCCTGTTTCGCTGGTCTTCATCGCAGCCGACCTCTTGCCCGCCTTTTCCTTCGCGGCCTGAGAGGTGCCGTTCAGCGTCTGTGCGGACGCATTGGCAACGTCGTATACCTTGCCGCTCACGATGTCGCTGGTAGCCTCATCAGCCCCGGATACATACTCTCCGGCATTTTCGATAAACTCGCGCTGCTGCTTGCCCAGCTTGCGCTTGTTCGTTTCGGGTGCGACAGTCTCGCCGGTCACCTCGCTCATCAGCTGCGCCATCTGCTGAGCATTGCCCATCTTCTGGATCTGTCTGCCGCGTGCACGGTCATCAATTGCAGTCTGTACGCTGCCGGCCGCATTGGATATGCCCTGTGCTGCATAGCCGCCGGCAACAGGTGCCCCCTGACCCAGCATGCCCATGATGCCGCTCTTGAGGATCTCACGGTTCATATCATCGATCGCCATCTGTTCAGCCGTGCCATGCTCATAACCCATGGCCTCGTAGCGCCTGACTGCGATGTTGAACTCGCTGTTCTCACCCATTGTCCATTTGTCTACCGCATTTTCCATAACGGTGGTGGCTGCTTCCTGCACGCCACCCTCTGCCAGGCTTATGATACCGGCCATGAGCGCAGCTGCTTTACCGGGCTTGCGGCCAAGCTTGGTCAGAAATCCCAGATACCTATCGAGCACTATCTGCTCTCCTACGCCTTCTGCAATAGACGAGCCCCACGCATAATTGAATGCCTGATTGTCGGTACCGCCGCGCTCCTTCGCGTCTCTGAATTCGTCCGAGAACTTCTCAGCTGCCAGCGCTGAACCTGCTGCGCCGGTGCCAAACAGCGCCACATTCATCGCAGAATTCAGATAGTCTACGCCGGTTCCGTAAATGTCGCCAAGCGTATAACTGCCGATGTAGGGGATCTCAACTCCCAATGCATCATTGAGAGTACCAAGAGCCGCAAGCTCCTGCGTCGCAATCTCCCTGTTGACATTGCTGGCCACGCCGAAATTACCTGTGGTCTCATAATCGATGGGGATGTATTCGTCGCCCAGCACGTTGCCCAGCTTCTGGAGATTGATATCAATGGTGTTTGCGATCTTTCCGGGATTGGCTGCGACCGCGCCGATGGTGCGGCCAATTATGCCGATGTCCTCTTCTGCAAGTCGCTGCTCGATCTGCTGGTTCCTGCGCCCCGCTGCCGTGCTCTGCATGTAATTTGCAAAAGCGTCAGCCTCTTCCACGCGGCCCTTTTCACGCAGATACATGTAGATGCTTGCTTCTTCCTTCGTGTACTGGTCGCGCACATCCACAGTGTAGATGTCGGGCATGCCCATCATTGCAGCACTGTTTTTCTCAGAAGCTACCAGCTCCTTAAAATTCTCATAGTCATAGTTGTCAAAATACCAGTTCGCGGCATTCATTTCCTGCTCAAGGGCAGCATACTTTATCCTGTTGTTCCGCTCCCATTCGGCTGTCTTTGCTTTCTCAAGCGACACTTCTGCATCAGCGATCTGGGTGTTCGTGCTGTCCATGCGCCCGCTCAGGCTTTCATACCTGTCAATATCCTGCCAGTTCTGCGCATAGCTCACAGGTGCTTCGTCCGTTTCAAACGATGCCCGCGCTTCTTTAAGCGCGCTTATGTACCACGGATCCATATTGGCTGCTTCGGCAGCAGCTATATCCTCGTCAAAGCGTTTGAGCGTTGCGCTTCGCTGGTCGTCGCCTACAGGGGTACCGTTCAGAGGGCTGTTGTTGATCTCAGACTGAGCCAGCGCATTCTGAAGTGTATCCTGCTTTCTTATCAGAAGGTCAAGCTCGGTCTCGGCTGCTTCCGTATAGTTGTTCCGGGCGTAGTTGTTGTACCAGTCCAGTTCCTCCTGATACTCGCTGCGGCGCTTCAGATCGGATGTGGACTCAATGGTTTTTTCCAGCCCCTTGATATGGCTGTCTATCTCTTCCCACGATTTGTCCCTGTTGAGATACTCGCGGTAACCGCTTCTGTCGCCGTTGCGATAGGCCTCCGCATTTTCAAAACTGCCGTACTGGTCAGTCAGCTTTGTGAGCTCAGTACCGGCAATATTGCCCCACTTGGCCAGATACGACGCAGCCTCACGCATGTATTTGGCAGCATCGATATCACCGGCAGCTTCCGACTGCTCAGCCCAGCTCATCGCATTTTCATATGCGTTATACGCCGTCTGGAAATCGTTGTTGCTCTGCCATTTGTCGCCCTTGCCGGAACCCCAGTCCCGCAGCTGTACCATTGCATCGGTGAGCTGCTGCTTTCGGCTGATCGTGTCCTCTATGCCCGGCGATACTGCCCTGTTGGCATTGGACTTCGCCGTCGCCTGCTTCTGTGCCTGTACGTTCGCTTCCTGGTTTTCCCGCAGGATCTTTTTGTTCTTTTCAATGGCGGCAAGACGGGCTTGTTCGCCCGCCTGCCTTGCAGCATTGAGCTGAGCATCGCTTTTCAGCTGCGCCGCCTGCTTTTTCCTCTTCTCCTCTGCGTCCTGCGCATTATACGCGGACGCAGAGTCGAGACCTTTGACCGCATGCAGCCTGTCCTTCAGCTTGTTAATATCTCTGGCCATGTGACCTCCATCACTTTCTGCTCATGCTGAACACACTCGTCTGGGGATAAATGTTCGTCGATACTATGCTCTTGCCGTTTGCGTCCTTATACTTTGCTTTCAGATACGCGATCCGCTCTTCGGGCGTCATGTTCTTCAGCATTTCCGCCTCAGTCTCAGTATGCGTGTATGCAGACTGTACGTCAGCATAGTCCTTGGCAGTTACAGGTGCCGTGCTGTTCTTATTGCCGCCGCCCTTGGACCCAGAAGAGGAGGACTTGCCGGAGGAGCCGGAAGACCCGGAGGATCCGCCGCCCTTCAGCGTCCTGATGTCCTCATCGCTCAGGCCCGCCGCCTTCAACAGCGCGTCGCTGGGCATCCTGCCCGCGTCCAGCATCGCCATGGCGAGATCGTAGCTGTAATCCCTGTCGAGATTCGCCTGATCCTGTGCCGCTGCATCCTGCTGCATCTGGAGCTGCTTCTCAAAATTCGACTGGCTGAGAGCGTCCTGCTCTTTGCCATAGTCAAACTGCGTCTGCCAGTTCTTCTGAGTGAGCGCGTCCTGCTCTTTGCCATAGTCAAACTGCTTTTCCCAGTTCTGCTGACTGAGCGCGTCCTGCTCTTTACCGTAATCATATGCCCTGTCGGCATTGGCCTGATCCTGCTCCATGGCTGCCATGTTGGCCCAGTAATCCAGCTGCTGGGAGTAATTGTCCTGATCGTAGGCTCGTTCGGTGTCATAGCGGCCCGCTGCATAATCACGGTTATCACGCCACTGTCCGAGTGCGTCCTGATACTCGCCGTATTCCCGGTTGTAAGCGTCGCCCAGCATGTCGTACTGCTGCGCGAGCGCGTCGCCCTCATCCTGATAGGCCTGTCTGGCCTGCTGGTATAGCTGGGGCACTACGTCGTTCAGCCGCTGGAGATGCTGGTTATACGCCTGCTGGCCCGCTGTCTGGGCATAGCTGCTGCCGTAACCGCCGGTCAGCATTGCCGCCTGTCCCATCGTATCCTGCATCGCCTGCTTGCCTGCCTGGGCGTACTGCTGACGGTACATCTGGTACATGGGGTCGCTGGCCATATCATAGCTGAACGACTCGCGGCCCAGTATCGTGTTGAGCACGTTCTGGAGCTGCTGCTGATAGCCCGACTGGAATGCAGCAGGCTGCTGGGCAATGATGTTATTCAGTTCCGCCATGGCCGCGCTCACATTCTGGGAGGGCTGGTAGCCGTTCGACACCAGACCGCCAAGCGCCTGCTTGGTCTTGTCGGATACGCCGGGAAGGCTCACCAGTGAGGCCGTATCGCCGCTGTACTGCGCGTTCTGCTTCGGTGCACTCACACTCGGCACTGCACCTGCCGCAGGCTGTGCGGCCTGTTTCTGTGCCTGCTGTGCGGGCTGCTGCGCGGGCTGTACCTGCTGCACCTTATCTCCCGCCACAGGCTGCTGCTGTTCAAGCAGCTTTTTATTATTGGTCATAGTATCACCTCTCAGTAGGTTACGCTCAGCTTGGGCAGCACGCCGCCGGAAGAGCCTATCTTGCAGTAGTTTGTCGAGTATTTTCTGCCGCTCATCACCTTGCCGTCATATGCACAGAGCATGAAGCCCTTTATCGTGCCGTTGGCCAGCGCCTGCGCGGCGGTCGTGGGCAGCGTGAAGGCCTTTGTCTCGCCGTTGGCGATGGTGCCCAGCGCGCCGTAGCTCACCCGATTTGAAGTGGGATTGCCGGATGCGGACGCGATGGTTATGCCGTACAGTGTGAGCGTGACCTCGCCGCTCTTGCCCGAGCCCGCTGTGCGGGTGAGCGTCAGGCTGGCGGTCTTGATGGTCTTGCCGCTGAAGGACGATGTCGGGAACCAGAAGCAGCCCGACCACTCGCCCATGCCGCTGTAATAGCCCTGACGGATCACGTTGTCCTGATTCAGCCACGCGTCCGAAGCACTGTACCAGGAATCGGTGGCGCTGGCCGTTACATTGACGGTAGTGGGAATAGCTTCGACGGTAGGCTTGGATCCCTGAGACACAGAGACATCGCTTGCCGTTACGATCTGGCCCGCATAAGAACCATACGCGAACGAAGTCGAATCGCAGGGCATGGTGCCCGATGCGTATATCGTGCCGCCGTCCGCCGCCACGCGGCAGTTGCCCTTGTTTCTGTATGCGCGGATGGTGCCGGTCTGCTGGGCGTACAACGAGCGCTCATGGTCGTACAAAGCGCAGTCGTGCACGTCCGCATGTGCGCCTCGATATGTGCGCACGCCTCTGCCGCCGGAAACACTCACGCCCCTGCCGGTGATCACGCAGTTCTCGATTATGGCCATGGTCGCAGAGCCCGCGCAGTCAATGCCCACGCATTTGTTGTCATCGTCGATTATGGTCGAATCAACATTCAGATACCGCACCAGCACCGGGCAGCCACTGTGCATTATCTGCAATTTGCCCACCAGCTTTGCGGGGCTGGATTTGTCGCCGATGATGTATATGCTGCCGCTGCCGTTTGTGCCCTGGAGCGTCACCATACCGTATTCCACGGTGCCTGCGGCCACATATACCACCACGTTCTTGCCGATCCACCTGTTGCTCAGCGCCGCCGCAGCGTCCGCGATACTGCGGTAATGGGTGCCCGCAGCTATCTGAGCTGACGTGGCTGATTTGTTGACATTCAGCGTCGCGGGACCGTTGTACCTGGGCGCAACGTCCGGGCACACCAGCGACTGCATCCGCGCACCGTTCTCGTCGATGGACAGCATGCTGGTCTCGCCGTCATCGTCCACGATGTCCACAATGTATTCCGTAGTGCTTACCCGGAACTCATCTTTGGTGATGTCCACCGTCGTGCCCGCGTGGAACTCGTCGATCTCCGAGACTGCCAGCTCGATCTTACCGGGCACCAGATTTATCTCCGTGCGCAGTGCTGCCAGTTCTGCGTCAACATCTTTCATTTCCCCGGACACATACAGCTTCAGCGATTCGTTGCCGGAGATGTCTGCGGCATTCAGCGCCTTTACAGTTGCTTCTGCCGCAAACAGGTTGTCGATGTCAACCTTTCCGGCTGTGACTGCCTCGGCTGCCAGCTCATCTGTGCCGACAGAGCCCGCCTTTATGGCGTCCGCTGTCACGCTGCCGGTGGCCAGCTTATCTGCCGTCACCGTCTTTGCAGCAAGCTGCTGGGCCGTCACCGTGCCCGCCTTGATCTTGCTGCCGTCAAGGCTCTCGATCTGCGCATCCTTGATGATTGCCGTGCCGATCTTGGCCTCAACAGCCTCGGCGGCTGCGGCCTTGACCGTCTCCGCATCGATAAGGTCATCGACCACAATGGAGTCGAAGTGTGCCTCTACGGCCTCCACGATCTTTGCGTACACCGCATCGGTGTTGACGATCTCAGCCACGACCTCTTCGACGTACATCTTCTCGACGAAAAAGTCGGTCAGGGAGACCTTGGCCTTCTTCACGCCGTTCTGCCAGAATGACAGGCTGTCCGACGTGAGCACGCTATACACGTTCTGACTGGTGATGTAATCACGGCCATCCACAGTGACCTTCTTAAGATCTGTGCCGATGACCACGCCCGCTTCAAGTGTGCCGTCCTCATTTTCGCCCACGATACCCAGCTTCATGTAGAGCTTGGATACCGCCGTGTATTCGTCAAATACGCCGCTCTGGGGCACGACGAGCTTGTTCTCTGCATCCCATGTCGCCGCCAGACCGCCTGCGCTGGCCTCGATGATTGCGTTCAGATACTCGCTGTATGTGCCATACTCGCTCTGAGCCACATATGCCTGGGAGATCTCCGCCACCATTTTGCGGATATTGCTGGTGACATCCGTGGCCGTCTTTATGACCAGCGCCTTGAGCTGCTGATATGCCTCGGCGGTAGTAGACGGCACCTTGCCGCTCGTCTTGCCTTCGCCGCTCACGGCCTTGTAGAGCATGTCTCTGCCGCTGGATTCAACGCCCACAAGCGCCAGATTCAGCTCCTCGGTCATGCGGAAGAGGTAGCTGTAGAGCCGCTCAAGCTGCTCTGTCGCACTGCCCTGAGGCCGGGAAGGCGGGCTTATGTTCATCGCCATACCTCACTGCCTCCTTCCAGAAACCTGCTGATCTGGTAGATTTTCACGTCGCCGTATCCACTTATCTTCAGCCGCATATGGTCGCAGCGCCTCGGTATCACCGGGATATTGTAGCTCCGCACGGCCTCGGTGCCGGTATAGGTGCCCATCTCGATCCATCCGCCCTCGGAGTCGTACTCGATGGAGACGGTCATCGTCGCACCCACCTCCAGCTTGGCTCTGATGGTAAATCTGCTCAGATACTGGCTGTACGGGTACTCGTAGCCGATGATCCCACTCTCGGCGGACCATTCCACCATGCCCTCGCGCTCGCCGCTGCGCCCGGATGCACTCATCAGAGCGCCCGTATCCGCATCGATATACACAAGGTCGCCACGGAGATTGGCAAAGCACAGCGCCCGGGTCATATCCTCCCGGTGCCACAGCTGCTTCTCCGTGTCGTAGGTGAACAGGCTCCACACATCGTCGTCATCCCGCATGGAGATGTAGTATACAGCGCCGTCGGAACCGGCAACGCCGTCATGGTATTTCACGCCGCCCAGCTCGTCGCTCACGCCCTCAGGCAGGGAGCCGTCATAACGCACGATATCGGTGCGGCTCTGATAATAGAGCACTTCGTTGACCACATTGAGGCTTCGCCACGCGCCGTCCTGCACGCCTCTGCACATCGTGGTGGTCATCTGGTAGTTGGAGGGCATGCTGCCATACACTTTATGGATGCAGTTTTCTTTGAAAAACAGCGGGTACCCGGAGAGCACCGCCGCGCCCGTGAACTTACCGTCGGTGCCCACGCTCACCGCGTAGGAATCCGTGCTCAGGCCCGCGTAGCAGCGCCAGTTCTTCGGGTCGCCCAGCTTACATGCGTAGATCTCATTGACGGTCTGACCGTCCACAAAGCCGTACTTGCAGCCCCAGATGCGGTTATTGGATTCGCAAACATAATCCATGTCCGGGCAGCTGCGCTCGACCACAAGCCCGCCGTCCTGAGTGTGTACCGTATCTACGAGGCCCGTGACCACGATGAAGTCGTCGCCCTTGGCCTCGATCACATTTGCCGCGTTGAGGTCTGCCAGCTGAGAGGTGCCCTCAAGGCCGCTCATCTCAATGCCGTCGCCGGCCTCAAACTGCACGCCGATCCCGGTAGCCTCGATGCGCACATATACGGTTGCCATCTCGGCCCACTGAGCGGTCGCCTCAGACCAGATCTTCAGCACGTGCATGCTGGAGCTGGTGTCCACCCACACCGCGCCGTTTGCGGGCTTCTCAGGGGCATCTTCGCCCACACTGACATTTTCATACTCGCTGCCGTCAGCCTTGCACATGACCAGCCGCACGGAGCCGGTCGCAGTGTACATTGCGTCCAGACTGCCGCAGTCGCTCAGGTTCTGGGTGTTGATGTACACTTTATCCGGGAATATAACCGCATATGCGCCCATGGAGATCATCTGCTTGGGCAGAAGGCTGGGATCCAGCCTCACCCCGTTGACAGGCAGGCCGTTGTAGTAAACAGTGCTGCCGTCGATCCACATGAGCGCGTCCTTTGCGAGCATCCCCAGAGGGTTCTCAATAGTCTGAATAAAGCCGCGCTCCGCCCTCTGTGAAAAGAGCGGATAATGCGCGGCTGTCAAATTCGTTTCTTCATACCACTGGCCCGGGAGTATCCGCAGCCGGTGGTCATAGCCGCGGAACGTCTCCGTGATTATACGGGACAGACTGTTCTGCACAAGTTCCGGAAAATACTGCATATACTCCTCCTTACAGCGTGAAGTGTGTCACGGACTGGCGCGGCATGTAATTTCGGTTATACCATGCAGCGAACTCCGTATATGCGCTGTTGTACAGTCTGGAAGTGTTCTGGTAGGAGTTGCTGTCCTTGTTGTAAAAGTCGATCATCGTCTCCAGATAGTGCCTGTACAGTATGTCATGTGGCGCAGGGGCCAGCAGCATGCTCTCCCCATCATCTGGGGTGTATCCGTAAAAGGCGTCCGGCATTCCGGGCACCTTCTCGTGGGTCTCGATTATACTTTTCCAGATGTTGCTGTCGCAGTCGGACAGCCATCTGATCTTCTGAGAGGCAGGATACTGATTCGCCTTCAGTGAATCCACCGTCGCTATCACTTCGCGTATCCGCATGCGTCAGCTCCTCCTTTACAGCTTGAGATTTGCGTAATTGTTGCCGGAAAGGAAAGCCTCGGAGACTTCCTTTGCACTGTCGCTTCTGCGCAGGATCTCGTATACCTTTCGGGATACCATCACGGGCTTGCCGCGGGGGATCTGGGTGAGCACGCCGTTTACGCCAACCAGCACATACGGATCTTCGCTGGCGCCTGCGCGGGGAATCATTACCGGTATCTTCATGCCGTTAAGCCTGTTCTTTTCTGCCATGTTATTTTCCTCCTAAACAAAAATATCAGGGGGAGCAGTGCTCCCCCTTCTCAGGTCATTCCGCTTCCTCGAAGGGGACCATGTTATTGGCGTCCTTGGTGCTGTAGCGCTTGGAGCAGCATTCCAGCCTGATCAGGCGCTCGGGATACAGGATCTTGGTACCCTCGCTCAGCTTATAGCCTGCGGTCGAGAACTGGTTCAGCGGGCCGCCGGCCTGCTCGGCGGTCTTGATGATCATCTCAAGGCCTGCGCCGGCAGGATCGATGATGCCGTATGCATCCTTGCCGAAGAACATGCAGCCGTATACAGCAAGACCGGTCTCGCTGTCGATGGGCTCCGCGCCGCCCTCACCGGGATACAGCTTATCGTCTGCGGCAGGAGTGATACCCAGATCGATATCGAACCACAGGAACTTGCTGCCGGTATGCACGCCTACGATCTTGACAGTATTGACATAACCGTTCGCGCTCTTGTCATATACATGGCAGTAGCGGCCCACGAGATCCTCGGTAGGAGTCTCGGCGATGGTCAGCTTGTAATTGCTGGCTGCGCCATGGGTGGGCACGCCGCCGCTGTCGCTGGCGGTATAGGTGGTGGTCATGGTAAGATACCTGTTGGTCTCACCCAGCGGAGTACCGGACCATACCGGGGCAGTGGGAGTCACGATGAAGCGGATGTTGTGCAGTTCGCCTATCTCGCCGTTATAGATCTCCTCGGGCCTTGCATACTTGTGCGCTTCCAGCCATTCATCCGAAGAACGCAGATCGTACTGCACGCTGGGATGAATGATGCCCACATACTTGCCGTCGATCTCCGGCACGTTGTTCTTGCGCATGATGGTATAGACCTGGTTGACCATGTCGGGAGTCAGCCGACAGTTCTGGTCCAGCTCGTAGCGACCGTTTACTTCGGTCTCCTCGCCGTCGACGATCTTGTCGGCGTAGACTACATTGGTGCCCTCGGCCAGCGCATTGCGGATCGCCACGTCCTGAGTGTCGCCTGCGGAAGCGCCCAGCTCCTCGGTGGCGCCCAGGATGACGTCGTCGATGTGATGAAGCTGCAGCCTGCGGGAAATAGTGACATACATGCCCAGTTCGCGGATGGTGCCGGTAATCGCGGTCTCGCCCAGTCTCTTGGAGGTGGGGATTACCGCTTCCTTCAGCACATCAGCAAGCGGCAGCGTGTTCCACTTTCTCCATTCGATGGTCATGCCGTGATTGGCGGGCAGGGTAACTTTCTTGCCAAACTGCGCAAAATAATGCTTGTTGCGGGCGTTTTCCAGCATCTCGGTGTCGTAGTAGGTCTTCATGCCCACCGACATCGTGCCGGTCGCGTTCGCCTGGCCGGTGTAGGCGTTTACCTCACCGGTGGTGGTGTTGACAAGAGTGCCGGCCTCGGCGAATCTCTGGATGCCGATCAGACCGACAAGAAATGCATAGGTGTAATTCCTCAGTACAATGCTCATATCTCGTTCCTTTCTCAGGAGCGCGTTATCAGAAATAGATCTTCTCACCAGCATTGACCCTGCGCCTTATCTCTGCGCGCTCCTGCTTGGTCAGAGCGCTCGGGTCGCTTCTGGTTACGGCTGCGGCACTGCCGCCGCTGCCGTTCTCACTGGGCCTCATGGAGCCGCTTGCCACAGCGTTGGTGACCATCTGCGCAGTCTGCTTTACCGCAGTCTGCATGCTCTGGTACTGCTGGGCCTTGCGGGCCTCTTCGATCTCAGCGTGATGGATGGCATAATAGGCGCTTTCAAGGGGCACGCCCGCACCTCTGGGAGGCTTGAGCGCCAGTCTTGCAAACGCAGGATTCTGCATCTCGTGGTCGATGTCAAAGTCGGGGATGGTCTCCTTTAGTGCGGTTGCCGCCGTCAGAAGCTCGGTCATCTCCTGACGCGACTTGGCCTCCTCAGTGGCTCTGCGCTGCTGTGCGTCAAATGCGGCCTGCTGCCTCTCCAGCTGCTTGCGCTGCATCAGCAGTTCTACAGGCACGCCCTCGCGCACGGCCTCGTCCTCGTACATCTTCCTGTCATTGGTCACGGCGTTGAGAAGACTGTCATAGTCCATCACGGAAGGATCGGAAGCATCTATGCCGTAGTGCGCTGCTATGGCCTCGATGATCGGCTGCGTCTTGTTCAGCCGTCCTTCCATCTGCCGTCTCTCTGCGAATCGCCCATTGATCGCCTTTTTTACCCGCGCATCGTAATCCGCCTTATACTGGGGATTGCTCTTCAGCAGCTCCTCAAAGGTCGGCTGTGCGCCTTCTTTACCGGCGGCGTCCCGGTCTGCGTCGGCTGCATTCTGTGCGCCCGGCGCTGTGTTCGCCTGCTGGGTGGTCTCTGCGGAGGGATCAATTCCGAATCTGACATTGGCCAGCGGGTTACTCCTCGCCCGTCGTCTGCTCTGAGGCGCGGCGTCCGCCTCTGTTACGCCCGTCTGTGCGCCTGCATCGCCTTCGCCCGCGCCGCCCTCGGCGCCGCCTTCTGCGAATCGCTGCAAGCCAATGAGGTCATACCAGTTTTCCATCTCTTTTTCCTCCTGCGGTAAGGCCGCGAATCCATATAAAAAGCACCCTGCATTTGCAGAGTGCTCTATATCTCTTCCTTGAGCTCGAAGCTCACATTATCGGGGTACTTGAAGCTCAGCGCCTCAATGCCGCACGCTACTGTGCGGTATATCATCTTTGCTGCGTGCCTGTCGTCCTCGGCGGGCTCGCAGTCTATTCTCAGGGGGCCGTCCCGCGGATCCTCGAAGAGGATGCGGCTCTCATGGCTCAGCTGTGCATTAAGCGCCATCATCAGCGTGCTGATCAGGCTCGACGCCGCAGCGCACACGATATCCTGCCCCATGCGCGCATACCCGGCATGCCCATCAGCTGCCAGATGCAGACTGTTTTTCTCAAACACCATAGTGACCGTCAGCATTTAACCACCTCCCGGTATCGTACTCGCCTGCGTTCTGCGCCGGCTGTTCTCAACAAAAGCATGTTCGTCGGGTTTCAGGCCCTGCACATTGTCGCTGTTGGTGCCCGTCATGCCCTGCACGTCTGCCGCCGGTGCGGAGACTCCCAGCTGCTGCTGAGTGCCCATGATATTCTGAGCAAGCGCCTCGGCTATATCACCCTGTCCGCTTTGCTGGGCAAGCTGGAGCGCGATCTGCTGATACTGCACCAGAAGCTGATATATCGTGCCGTTCCTGCGTACCTTTTCCTCGATGAGGTCCTTGTGGTCGAAATCCATGATGTCGATGAGTGCCAGCGCCTTGTCCGAGTTCTGCGGATCCAGCACGCCCAGCTGATACATCTGCAGCGCCATCTCGTTCTGCGCCAGTTTGGTGTAAGCAGTCATCTTCTGGGTGCTGACCTCCACGTCAAATACCGGCATGCGGAAGCCCATATCGTTTCCGTGGAGCATGCCCTGGTGCTGCGGTACAAGTCCGGTGTTATCCAGAGTCTGGAACTCCTCTTCGCCGCCGGTGCCGATGATCCTGAACTGCCTCGGCTGGGTGTAGAACTGCCTTATCAGCTCGATCACCATTCCCACCATCCTGGCATATGCCCGGTATGCGCTGCGGGTGCTGGCCCTGCTCGTCTTGCCGGCCTGCTCCTGCATCGCAGCTATCGCCGATGCCGCCGTGACTCCCGATGAAGTGCCGCCGTTGCTGGCGTCGCGGTTGCCAGTGGTCTCCTTCAGCTCCTCGATCTTCATCTGGAGCATATTGGCGTATATGGCGTTCAGCGGGTCGACCTTGATCTGGCGTATGCTGTCCTCGCCAAGGTTGCCGGTGTTCACATGCACATATGGCAGCCGCCAGTCTGCATACTCGCGCTCATTGACGTCGCCGCCCTGACGCACGAAGAATCTGGGCTGAGCGCCCATCAGCACGTTTTTCTCCAGCGCCTGGTTCATACGGTCTATCGTTTCCTGGGCGTCCTTGCCGATGTCGATGTATCCGTAGCCGAATATGCTGCCCTCGATCGGGAACAGCGGGTCGAATATGAACGGGTACAGCCCGTGTGCATACCAGCCGTCCGCATACCTGGGATCGTTCTCGCTTGCGAACAATATCACATCGTCCACAAACTTGACGTAATGCAGCAGCGTCCGGCCGCCCACATGTTTTTTGTAATACCAGTCCACGACTACCGCCTTGTCGGTTATGTCGAGCTGGTCGTCATAGACATATTTCCGCGGCTCCAGCGCTTTGCCCGTTATGCTCCTGTCGCCCAGTATATCCGGGTATTTCGCCCGCAGCACGTCCACGTCCATCAGCTCGGTGGTGAACACGTTACGGCACTTCTGGATGTCCTTTATGCCGGGTTCCGGGTAGATGTTCAGCGCGTCGATCACTCTGACGCTTATGTCGCCAAGGCCGTTGTGCTTCGTGGCATCCCAGAATACGCCCTCAATGCGCGTGCCCTGCTTCAGCTTCTGCCAGGCGCCCTCAGAGTATGTCTCCTCATAATCGTTCTGCTCCAGCACCACAGGCACGATCGCGCTCAGTTTCTTCGCCTCGTCCTTGTCGTTCTTCTCGCGGGGCAGTATGTTCGGCTCCGGGTAGGCCTCGATCGCGTCTGCGTGCTTGCTCATCACGCAGTTGAAAAGCCACGCGCTGGCCGACTGGTGGTCGTAGGGGTTGCCCTGGTCCTGCATGTATTCCCAGTGTCGCCGCTTCCACCAGGTCTCGCTGGCAATTATGCGCTGCTCGGTGCGCGCCTTGCCGGCCTTGTATTTCTGCAGCGTGAGTATCGCCTTCGCGATCTGCTCCGGGCCAATGGGCTTCATTTCGAGCCTTACAGGCATATTGTCTCCGGGCGCCGCGTTCGGTACAGGTTGTCCCTGTGCCGGCGGCTGCACAAGCTCCTGCGGCAGCTGTCTGGCATTGACCATGGCCCGGAAGGCGTCCATATCAAGCGGCCGCTGCTGGCCGCGCATTCCTCTGTCCATAACTCACTCCTATCTGAACACATGTATCTTCTGGCCCGTTTCCAGCGGGTTGAGCTTCGGTATCTCCACCGGCCTCGGCGTCGGCGGCGATATCGGGTTCTCCATGAGTACATATCTGCATTCGTCGTAAATGTGGTCTTCCATCTCGGTGTTCACGTCCTCAACGTGCTTGTCGTCGTATACCAGGCTCGGCACCGTCCTCAGAAAGCCTCGGTTGGTATTGAATACCTGAAACATCGGCTCTCCCATCTCGTTGAACGCCAGTCGGTAATGGTACTGGGCAAGGCCCGCAAGCCTCGTATTGTCGCCCGGCTGCCATATCACAAAATTCGGCGAGTCCGCCATCATGTTGGCGATCGACTGCCCGCGGCTCTCATCGAATATGCTCGGGTCGGCCACACCGGTTATCTGCCGCCCCTTCAGCATCGGATCCGTGGTCTCTATCTCGCGTATCTGCCGTGCGATCTCCGCCGGATGCATCTCCACTCCCTTGTTGGGCTGGCTAGTGCAGCCGTAGAACTCCCTGATTCGGTAGATCTTTCCGCGCTCGTCTGCTGCATACCAGCCCACCGAGAACGGCTTCGCATAACCGAAGTCAAATCCGCGCCAGATATGCCAGTGCATCGGCGGCATGAACGGCTCGATCACGTGCGTCCACAGCCCGTCGTGATAATGCTCGGGATCGTCCCGCCATTCGCGGAACACCTGTCCTTCGAAGCTATTCCAATCGCCGTAAAGCAGCGCATTGCGCTCGGCCTCGGGCATCATCGCCAGCGATGCAAGGTAGTTCGGGTCGTTGTCCAGCAGCGCCTGGTTATCGAATACAGTGCTCGGGACGAATATCCGGTCCCGCATTACTGATATGGTCTTCCCATCAGGCGCTTTTACTTCGTCCTTGAACCACAGCGTCGTCATCGGCGGCGCTGCGTCAATGAATCTGCTCTTCACCCACGCATGCCCGACCCCGCCCGGGTTCGCTGTCGCGCGTATGTATGTCCTCGTGCCCGGTCCGTTCGGTCTGCATCTAGAGAACAGATACATGTACTGTGTGTCGGTGAAATGGGTCAGCTCGTCAAATGCAACGAAATCGTAAGGCTTGCCCTGGTACTTCAGCTTGTCGTTTTCGTGCTGCATCGAGCCAAAAATAACGACCGCACCGCTGGGAAATACCCATGTGTGGTCGGTCGATTTATATCTTGCTTTCGGGAACGCCAGCGGATACAGCGCCATGCTGCGTGCGATCAGCGCTTCCAGCTGCGGATAGGTTCTGCGGATTATTACCGCCCGGTAATGCGGTATGCTCACCTGCCTGAGCGCCTCCATGAGCAGTGCGTCGCTCTTACCGCCGCCTGCCGCGCCGCCGTATAGGCACTCAAATTCCAGCCTCCGCATGAAATCAGCCTGCCTCGGCTGCGGTCGCCATATTATGCGCTTATACTTCGGGGCTTCCTCTTTCCGCTGCTTCCTCGAGGAGGATGACGCCCGTGCCGTCTTCGCCATCGCTTATCACCTCCGGCCTGTTTCTCTTCCATGCCTCAGGCTTTCTGTTGGTCAGATAGAATATCTGGGCCGTCGTGTCTGCAGGCACGTGCATCTCGTCAACGCCTATCGCTATCTCTTCCCGCTCACGGATCTTCCGCTGGGTCTGCGGATCGTAGTCTATGACCTTGACCTTGATCGCCTTCTTAAGTTCCACCGTGTAGCCCAGCGCTCGCTTGTGCAGCGCGTTCTCCACCTCGGCTATCGCATGCGCGCGCCCGTGTTTTAAGGCCGCCGATATCGCCGGATAATTTTTGCGCCACTCGCGAAGCGTGCTTTCGCTCACTCTCATGTTTTTTGCTATCTGGGAAAAGTCCAGTCCTTCCTTGGCCCACGCTGTCAGCAGCTCGAGATTCTTCTCTTCAAGCCATTCCTCATATTTCGCTATCGCCAATGACGCACCTCCCCTCAATCGCTTGTCCTTACCACTCCCGGGCATAATAAATGCCACTCAGGTCATGGCTCCTGAGTGGCTGCGAAAGGAGTGATTCGTGATGCTTGCCCGACATCCCGATGGTATCATTATCCACATTTTCCCCGGGCATTCAAGGACATCATGGGACATTGTGGGACATTTCAAAAATTTTTTCCAGTTCCTGAAGTGCCCGGCCGTGCCATCTGGTCACCGTGCGCCGGTCAACCTCCATCCTGTCGGCTATGTCCTGCCATTCCTGGCCGGTGATGTAATACCTGATCAGCGCTGTCTGGTATCGCTTGTCCTCAAGCTTGCATATCGCATAGTAGACCTCGTCGCGGATCTGCTCCATCTTTTCGCGGTCTCGCTCGTAGGTGTCGATCTGACACAGGATCTTCTCCAGGCCGCCAGGTTTGCGGCTTCCGCCGCCTCCATCGCCGCCCCTCGAGCCGCCGCCCTCAAGTCTGGATTTCGCTCTCTCTATCAGCTCGTCCAGCGCGTCGATCTTTGCGTTAATTCCCCTAGCCCTGAGCAGCCAGCGCTGCATATCAGCCATCACATCACTCCTTTCCGTTTCGTCGCTATATATAGCCTCTTGTTATCAAATACTTGTATCTGACATCTGGGTTCTTGAGCTGCTTCGACGTCATCGACTGCAGACTTTGGATCTTCACCCCCAATGCCTGGGCAGCAACATCGACTGGCTGCTCATGACATATGAGCTCATTGTCGCTTGCCCTGTGAATCGTGTATATCGGCTGACCCTTTTTTATGCGTTCCGGTACGTATCCATCGTCAATCTCTCTGCGTACGATCTCGTATTTGCTCTTATAGCCAGGGTCCTTGAATAATCGGCACACAAGCGTCTGAAACGTGCTGATCTTTATCCCCATCAGCTCCGCTGCTTTGGCCGGCAGCTCTTCAAAGGCGATGAGCAGATCATCCCTGCGCCGGTAAATCGTATACAGATACTTGTTTTTACTCATACTGATCCCCGACAAACTCATCGCATGGCTTGGCCTTGGTGAGTTCATGACAGTCCGGACAGTAGCAGGCGTTGTCCAGCCCGTTGATATTCCGGTATACCTCATGCGGGCCCGCGATCCATTCGCAGCCGCATACCTTGCAGGTGAATCTGTCCAGCCGGTCCGTCCGGTGCGGGTCTCCGTGCTTAATTATCTGCATTGTCAATACCTCCTTGCTAATTCATCCCAGTCGACCATATGGCCATACATTACGCTGCGCATGCCGATTAGCTCGGTGCGCTTTTCCTTGAGCTGGCTTCTCAGCACTTCGTCGCACATCTGAATCTCATCGACTGCCGCCAATGCCCTGATCAGATCGTTCAGCCGGGCGAGTTCATTGTTGCCAGCAGGAGCGGGCGTCTGCTGGCGCGGTGCATCGACACAGTTGCAGCCGGGCTGTAATTCACATGGCATGGCTGGCTGCTTCGGCGCCAGCATCTCGGCAAGCTCCTGCACTTTCTTCTCGGTCGGGTCTATGTCAGGCAGCTTCAACATG